ATCCTCAACATCATCGGGCGCAACGCGCGCGCGGTGCGCGCGGCGCTCCAGGGATAGCCATGGCCTTGCTCTTCATCGACGGTTTCGATCACTACGACCCGCAGGCGCTGGATCCCTTCGGCGATCCGTGGCTCGCGCGCGGCAAGGCGGCGTATCTGTCGCCGCAGGCCACGCGCATCCAGGGCCGGCGACCCTCGTCCTCCGCCTTGCGTCTGCCCGCAGGCGCCGGCGGCGGGTATGTGAAGAACCTGGAGGCCGGGCGCACCAGCCTCATCGTGGGCGCGGCACTGCGCGTGGCGCCGTTCGAGAACACCGGCGAGGAGCCGGTGCTGCTCGGCGTGCGCGACGCATCCGCGCAGGTGGCGCACCTCGTGCGCATCGGCGAGGACGGGCGGCTCAAGCTCTACCGCCGGCAGTACGGATACGACCAGCCGATCTCGACCTCGGTCACCACGGCCCCGGCGCGCGGCTGGCACTACGTCGAACTGCAGGTCGTGCAGGGGACGAGCAACGGCACGGTGAACGTGCGCCTCAACGGCGTGCTCGCGATCACCCTGTCGGCGCAGAACACCACCCAGGGCGGCGGGCCGCTGCTGACCGCCTTCGCAGGCAGCGTGCCCGGCCAACCGTGCCCGGTCACCGTCGACGTGGACGACCTGTACCTGGCCGACACCTCGGGCACGATCAACAACACCTTCCTCGGCGACGTGCGGGTGGATGCCTTGAAGCCGCAAGCGCCTGGGGCGCTGAACCAATGGACGGTCGAGCCCGTGGGGCTGCCCGCTTGGGCCGCGGTGAGCGACGGCGATGAGACGACGGCGCTGCGCGCGGCCACGGCGGGCCTGCGCCAGACCTTCGACGTCGAGGCGCTGCCCGTGATGACCACCCCGGCGATCCACGGCGTGCAGGTGACCCTGCTCGCGCGCAAGACGGACGCCGGCACCGGCCGCGTGCGCGCTCTGGTGGCGAGCGGTGCGCAGACGGCGGTGAGCGCCGACCTCCTGCTGCAAGAGCAACTGGCCTGGCACACGGCGCTGTTCGAGCGCAACCCGAACGGGAACGTGCAGTGGACGGAGGGCGCCTTCAACGCGGCCGAGTTCGGGCTGGAGTCGGCATGACGGATCGGATCCTGCCTGAGGTGGTGGCCGAGGTCGGTGGCCAACCCACGCCGGGGGTGAGCGTTGTCGAGCAACGGGCCGAGGCGATCTCGCGCGCGGCCTTCGGGGCGCTCGCCGCGACGGCGCTGGCCGAGACCTCGGCCCAGCCGCTGCCGACCCCCCATCTCTCGACGCTGTGGGCCGAGACGCTGGCCGAGCCCACGCCGTCGCTGCACGCACCCGCCTTGCTCGTCGAGGTGTTGCGCCGCGACACCGCTGCGGCGGCGATGGTCGCCGAAGCGATGGAGGCCTTCGGCGAAGCGCCCTGGCCCGAGGCTCCACGCGGGGTCTTCGCCTTCCGTCACGACTGGGCCGAGCCCCTGGTCGAGCGCCTGCAATGGGCGACCGGCGTGGTGCGGCTCGCCTCGGGCAACGAGGCGCGGCAGGGGCTGCGGCGCGTGCCGCGGCGATCCCTCACCTACCACGTGGGCCACGGGCGCGCGAGCGACGCGCTGGTGGCCGACTGGCTGGCCGACCATCTGGGCCGGCTCGCCTGGTGGCCGCTGCCGCAGCATATGGCGAGGCTGACCACGGCGGCGCACAGGGGCGCGCTGGCGCTGGCCGTGACGCCAGTGGAGGCGGCGGGCTTCACCCATGCATCGGCCAGACCGTACCTGGAGCACGACGGCCTGCACTGGCCTGCGGATCGGCGCTTCGCGCTGCTGATGGCCCCGGACGGCTGGCAGGCGCTGGCGCTCACCGAGGTGGAGCCGGATCGCCTGTGGCTCACCGAGCCCTTGGCGCGGGCCGTCCCCGCGGGCGCGACCGTCGCTCCCCTGGTCGAGGGCGTCGCGCTGGAGCCGGCCGAGTTCGCGCAGTGGGTGCCCGGCCTCGATGCCGGCAGCGTCACCGCGCAGGTCGCCTTCGAGCCGCCGCCGATGGATGGCCTGCTCGACGACCCCTGGCTCGACGGCCTGCCCGTCTGGCCCGATGGCAACTGGCGCGACGATCCCACCAATACGGCGCAGGGCGTGGTCACCCGGCAGGACCTCTCGCCCGCCGACCCCTGGGTGCGCCGTGACGACCCGTGGCCGACGAGCACCTTCCAGCGCCGCTATCTCGCCACGGGGCGCGAGGACATCGCCCGCTGGCGCGCGCGGCTGTACCGCGCCCAGGGGCGGCTCGGTGCCTGTTGGCTGCCCGACGGGCTGGCCCCGGTGCTGCGCGTGCAGGACGAGGCCGATGCGGATGCAGGCTATTTGCGCGTGGACGCCGAGGCCGGCGCCGCCTTCTGGCACCGCCCGGCCGCCGCGCTGATCCTGCACCCCGACGGCACGCGCCAGGCCGTCCTCACCGGCGCGTTCCATCAAGACGCCGGCGGCGTGCTCGTCTTGCGCTCGGGCCTCGATGCCGCGGTGCCCGCCGGCAGCCGCGTCCTGCGTCTGGCCCGCTGCCGGCTCGACCACGACGCCGTCGATCTGTACTGGCACACGCCCGAAGCAGTCGAGATGCCCCTGACCCTGCGCCTGCTGCCCGAGCCGCGCGGCAACGATCGCATCACCTACACCCCGTCCTGAGCATGAACGAAGGGCCCTTGTCCGAGGTCGAGCTCTACGCCTTCGAAGGCGCGAGCGGCCGCTTCCACCTCACCCCGCACGAGTTCGACGTGGAGATCGGCGGCCAGCGCTACGAGCGCTGCCCCCTCGAGCGCAGTGCGCTCGCGCTCGGGGCCGAGGCGGCCAAGTCGGCGCTGGAGTTGAGGCTGCCGCCCGACCACGCCCTCGTGCGGCATCTGCTGCAGGCGACCCTCACCGGCGAGGCGACCACGGTGCGGCTGCGCGTGGCGCAGCGCGCCGACTGGGACGATGCCTGGTGGCTGTCCGGCACGCGCTGGATGGGCCGCGTGCTCGGGGTGGAGGTGGCCGATGACTCTGCGCGCATCCGCTGCGAGTCCGCCCAGGTGAGCTTGAAGCGCATTGGTCTCAGGCGGCTCTACAGCCGCGCCTGCTCGCACGTGCTGTATTCGGCCGCGTGCGGGGCGACGCCGATCTCGGCCACCGCCGAAGTGATCCGCTCCGAAGGCCGCCAGGTGGAACTGGCGAGCCTCCCGCCCGAGGTGGCCGGCATGCTCGCCGGCGGCTGGTTGCAGACGCCGGCAGGCGCGCGCCACATGATCGTGAGCGAATCGACCGAAGGCGTGGAACTGCTCTACCCGGTGGGGCTTGCGCCGCAGACGCTCGTCGACCTCGTGGCCGGCTGCGATCACAGCGTGTCCACCTGCGCCGCGCGCTTTAACAACCTCGACAACTACGGCGGATTTCCCTTCATCCCCACCAAGAACCCGTTCTCGACGGGCGTCTTCTAAGGAGATCGATTGCATGTGGTACCTCGCCGTCATCGTCGTCGCCGCGCTGGTCTCCGTCGCCCTCGCGCCCAAACCGCCCACCCCGAAACCCGCCGAACTCTCCGACCTCGACGCGCCCACGGCCGAGGAGGGCCGACCGATCCCAGTCGTCTTCGGCGCAGTGCTGCTGCGCGGCGCCAACGTCGTGTGGTACGGCGACCTGGAGGCCGAACCGATCAAGAAGAAGGGCGGCAAGAAATGAGCGCCGACGTCCTCGTCACCATCGCCCACGTGCGCGCCGCCGGTCTGTGCGTGCACGGCACGCGCACCTGGTTCGCGCGCCAAGGCCTGGACTTCCGTGACTTCCTCGCCCGGGGGCTGCCCGCCTCCGTGCTGCTGGCCACCGGCGACGCGATGGCGCATCGCGTGGTCGAGGTCGCGCAGGCCTGCCATGAGGAGCCGCGCTGATGGGCGGCCGCCGCAAGAAGCAGACCGTCGGCTACCGCTACCGCATCGGCATGCACCTGGTGCTGTGCCAGGGGCCGGTGGATGCGGTGCAGGAGATCCAGGTCGGCGATCGCAGCGCCTGGGGCGATGCGAGCCGCGCGCCGCTGGCGAGCGGCCACGGGCTGGGGCGGCTCTCGATCCACAAGCCCACGCTCTTCGGCGGCGACGAACGCGAAGGCGGCGTGGTGGGTGAGGTGGATGTGCTCAGCGGCGATGCGACGCAAGGCCGCAACGACTACCTGATGAGCCGCCTGGGCGCGGCCATCCCGGCGTTTCGCGGGGTGCTGTCGATCGTGGCGCGCAAGATCCTGTTCGCCGCGAACAACCCCTACCTCAAGCCCTGGGCGGTGCGGGTGCGGCGCTTCACGGCGGGCTGGCACGACGAACCCTGGATGCCCTGGAACGCCGAGGTGCGGACCTGGGATGCCGACACCGGCACCCATCTCACCGTCGGCATGAACCCGGCCCACATCCTGGTGCAGTGCCTCACCGACCCGCACTGGGGCATGGGCTATCCGCCGTCCACCCTCGGCGCAAGCTTCTGGAACGCGGCCTGGGCGCTCGAAGCCGAAGGCTTCGGCCTGAACCTGGTCTGGACGCGCCAGCAGCCGATCGAGGCCTTCATCGCCCAGGTGCTCGACCACGTCGGCGGCATCCTCTACCTCGACCCGGAGCAAGGCACGTTCGAATTGAAGCTCCTGCGCGACGATTACTGGATCGACGGGCTGCCGGTGCTGGGCCCCGACGAGATCGTGCGCGTGGAGCGCTTCGAGCGCGCGCAGTGGGGGGAACTGCCCAACGAGATCACCGTGGTCTACACCGACTGGGCGACGGCCAAGGAGTCCACCGTCACGGTGGAGAACCTCGCCGCGATCCAACTGCAAGGCGGGGTGATCAACCAGCGGCGCGACTATCCGGGCGTGAACCACGGGCCGCTGGCCGCGCGGCTGGCGCTGCGCGACCTGCGCGCACTCGGCTCGCCCCTGGCGCGCATGACCTTGACCATCGTCCCCGGCGCCCTGGAGCGTCCGCCCCTGCCGGGGGAGGTGTTCCTGCTGCATTGGCCACGCCTGGGCATCGAGCGCATGGTGGTGCGCGTGACCGGCATCGACACCGGCACGCTGGGCGCCACCGAATGGCGCATCGAGGCCGTGGAGGACGTCTTCGGCATGAACGACACGGTGCTGTCTCCCCCGCCGCCACCGGTCGAGGAGCCGCCCCTCGTGCCCATGCCGCCGGCCCTGGTGCTGGCCGTCGA